GATGTAAATCCAAATGCTACTACGGTTGTATTGCGTGATCCAAATGGTGGAATCTTTGCTAGTACTTTTACTGGAGCATTAATTGGTAATGTTCAAGGTAATGTTCAAGGTAATGTTCAAGGCAATGTTCGAGGTGCATGGGTTACTGCAACTAATATTCAGGCAAATACAATTACTGCAAATATAGTATTAGCTACGCTAACGGGTAATGTTACAGGTACAGCAGTTACAGCAACTAACTTTTATGGTCAGTTAAATTCTAATTCTATTACCTCAGGTAGTAACACAAGTCCTGGTAGTATATTAGGTAAATGGAAGATGACTGACGATAGTACATTCCAAACAAAATACCTTACCGCAGGGGATAGTACTCAATCAGGCCAGTTTGATGGTCAATGGAAATTGACATCTGGAAGTACATTACAAGCGACTAGTTTAATAGATAGCAATGGTTCAGTTGTAGGAACTGACCAGTCTGCCTCAAACAGTACAATAGCACAGCGTACAGGCCAAGGTGATTTGTACGCTAAGAATTTTTATGGAAATGTACATGGTAATTTAATCGGCGACGCTGTTACGGCAACTAATTTTTATGGTACTCTACATGGATCTATTGCAGGAGGTGGTAGTGTTGCGTTTGCGACAGATGCAGATAATTTAGCCTTTAACGGTAGATATGTTATATCTACTTCTAGTAATGTTATTAATACAATCGTGGCTCGAGATGCAAATGGTAATTTTGCCACTAACGCAATTACAGCAATCGGAGCAATAAGCACTCCTAACTTGTTATCAGGTGTAGCAAATGATTCTTCTGCCCCAGGCTATATCACTGGAAAATGGACCTTAACATCTGGTTCAACTTTACAAGCAACTTACGCAGACGTTGCAGAAAATTATACATCAGATAAGATCTATGAACCGGGAACAGTAGTAATGTTTGGCGGTAGTGCAGAAGTAACAATATCTACAGGTTCTAAGAATTCATCAGTAGCAGGGATTGTTTCTACAAATCCTGCTCATTTATTAAATGTTTCTACACAAGGCATTCCAATTGCACTTGCTGGGCGAGTTCCGTGTAAAGTTACAGGAACAATTAAAAAGGGTAGTCTGTTAGTAACAAGTTCGGTACCCGGTGTAGCAACAACAACTAAATTACCGTTCCCTGGGACAATTATAGCCAAATCAATGGAAGATTACAACTCTTCAGAAGTTGGCATTATTGAAGTAATGGTTTGGCGAGGATAAAATGGCATATATATTATATAGAACAAACGGCACAGTATTAACGACGATTCAAGACGGATCGATTGACAAATCATCAACACCTTTAACATTAGTAGGTAAAAATTATTCCGGATATGGACAATTAGTTAATCAAGATCTAATTAAATTAACAGAAAATTTTGCCTATAACGTTCAACCTTCGAACTCTTTAACAGGGCAATTATGGTATGATTCCGGATCACAATGCATTAAAGTTTATAATGGAAAACGTTTTAGACAATTAAGCGCCGTTGACAGTACATCTGGTAGTCCTACTGATGCAGTACAAGGAGATTTTTGGTGGAACCCTAATGAAGGAAAGTTATATTTCAATGATGGTAATACTTTTCAAGTTGTTGGCCCGCAGTTTACTGGTATTAGCACCAATAACATAATTACTACAAAACAAATTAGTGATACAGGAGGAGTTGAACATTTTATATTAGAATCTCAGCTACAGCCTCTTGGAGGTTCTACAACAGCTACTTCTGTATCTGCTGTATTTTCAGTTGATGAATTTACTATTAATCCTACTCAAATTCCTGGATTTAACAAAATTAAACCAGGAATTACATTAAATGGAGCGGATGCACAGACTGGTGTTTCAACTTCAACGGGATACCTATTGTGGGGAACAGCGGCTGATTCTTTGAGATTAAATGGACAATTGGCAAGTTCTTATGTTACTGCAAGTAGTCCACAATTCACTGGACAACTATATGTTCAGAGTACATTAGGTATAAAAATCGGTAGTAGTGCAGACCTTTTATTACAAAGCGGGCAAGATAGTTCAAGTCATGTAATTGGTATTATTTCTGCAAATAACAGCAATGGTATAGCAGGATCATCGTTACAAATTAATGTTAACTTAGGTGGCTCCGGTAGTACAGCAACTAACGTTGTTAGATTTGGTGCAGGGGGCGGAGGCACTCCAGCTGTTCTTCCAACTAATGCAACTGGACTAACAACAAATATAGGATCTATAACTGCACCCTTTGGTACAGTCTACGCTAATAAAGTTAATGCAGGATTATTTTCAATAACAACAGTATTTCCAAATAACGCCTCTCGTGATGCGGCAATTCCTGCACCTACAATAGGAATGATAATTGTCAATGGAACACATTTCCAAGGTAATATAGACGGAACCATAACCGGTTGGGTTAATTTAAATTAAGTCATAAAAAAAGCACCTTGCGGTGCTTTTTGTTTAAGCTTCAGCTTTTGTTTTAGCTGGAGCTTTCTTTTTAGTAGGAACTAAATCTTCTGCCAGTTGTCGCATCTTAGCGGCTTCTTTAGCCAACTTGTCTGCTTGACTTCGATAAAATTTAGCCTGTTCTTCTTTAGTACCCTTTGGTTTAACAGTTTCTGGCACAGCTTCTTCAGTTACTGTATTATCATCGATGATAATTTCGTTTGTTTCTGGTAGATACTCTTTTGCGGCTTCTGGTTTCTTATTAGGCATAGTTGCCACGGTTGAATTTGACCCGTCTTTGATAGCCAACTGTTCTAAAGTAATACCTCTTTGATCTGCAATTAGTTTGTTCAATTCATCTAATTGAATTGACGTTTTGTTATCTGGAGTAACTAATACTAGGTTAGTAGGAACCCTCTTTAGATGACCGTTGACATGCAAATACTCAAGCATGTTGTTACCATCCGGAAATTTCCTTACAGCCAAAACATCCGCTAATTCTTCTGCTTGCTGTCCGCTATCGTGTTCTAATACACTCATCAAATTATCATGATAAATGTCACGTAGTCCTCCAGATGCACATACTAGTCCGTAGTGCGGATCTCCCGGCAAAGTTCGATAAATGATTACCACTCTTGTGCCGTTGTTTTTCATTTTGCCAACGTGTTTCATAATCTTTTCCTTATTGTTTTGCGCTATCTTGTGCTGGTTGCTGTGGGGCAACAGCATTCAAGAAAGTGTCTAACTTATTGAATACAGTACCAACTGCGGCCATTTCAGCGGCTTTAAATGCACCTCGAGTACAAGCAACATCTATGATTGCTCGCAAGTTTTGTAAATCGGTAACAGTTAGGTCTGGTCCCTGCGGTTGTGCGGGTACCTGTGTGTTTTGGTCAACTGCGTCTGCCATTTTATTCTCCTTATTTGTGCAGATATGGACATGCTAAAGATAACATTGATAACTCTTTTGGATCTTCTACACCAATTTCATATACTGTTATTAATTTATTACTATATGAATCAACTGACTGTACTTTTCGAATACAGTATCTGCTGTCTAGATTGGTATAAATCCAATGATCTATATCTTTTATCCTAGTATGTTCTTTTATCTTAATCTTGGCAAAATTTGGAGGTATTCTATCTAACTTTCTTAAATCAAGAACGTTCAATGGATTAACTCTACCTTTTGCCAAAGACATAATATACCTACTTTATTTATAATAAGCAGTCTGACCGAATGGTGAAATTATGGATTCGTTACCGTGGATAATAAACAAGGTTTCACAGTAGTTTTCATCACCCCAGCTACCGCAAGGGTAACCGTCTGTAAACATAATAAAACGTTTTGGCTCAATACCTTCTTCTTTCATAAAATTGTAGTTAGCATCAAAATCAGTACCTCCACCACCTTTGCATTCGTAAGACATAATTTCGTCAGCATTATCACCTGTGAATTCTTGATAATTATAGACCTCTGTATCGAAACACCAAAGTTTTAATTTAAAGTCTTGGTACTCGTCCATGATACCCTTAACTTCACTGATAAAATCTTTAGCCATTTTATCACTGATACTTCCGCTCATATCGATACTGCATGCTACATCAATTGTTTCTTCGTTTAACATTCCTGGTAGTACAGCACCGCACATCTGACTTTTGCGATTAGGACGAGTAAAGCTAAAATTGCTTTTTAGAATACTTTGGATATTCATACGCAACAACTGCCGCCAATCCATTTTAGGTTCTGTAAAATCTTTGATCAAACGTGCAATACCTGCAGGCACCTTGCCTGCTCCTGCGGATTGTGCGGCACTCACCATTGCTTCTTTAATTTCGTCTCGGATTTTTTTCTTTTCTTCGGCAGTAAGTTTTGGACGACCATTGCCGTCTTTCTCTTCACCATCTCCGTCGCCTTCACCTTCTAGATGTTCGTCAAGCAATTCACCTAGTGTATTAATATCAATTTTAATAGCACGTTTTTCTATGTCTTCATAGATTTCCTCGTAACTCCAGCTACGATATTTGTTATCTTGAAAAATTTTAATATTACGAGGCACTTCACCAATTCTTTCATCTACAAGAATTTGATTGACTGCAAAGTCTGCGGCAATGTTAGATAGTTGAGGATCACGAAAATCTCTACGACCGATGTGATCAAACACATTGTGAAGGACTTCATGTGCAAAACCAAATTCGCATTCTTTTGGAGTTAGGCTATCTACAAAGTCTAGATTATAATAAAAACGGCGACCGTCTGTTGCCAATGTACCACACCAGTCACTAGCCTCAATAAGTTGAAGACGAGTGGCCATATTTCCAAAGAACGGATGACGTAGCAATAATCCTACCCGAGCAGTAATTAACTTATCGAGTACTAGTTCTTTTTCTCGTTGACTAAAAACTTTTTCAGATTTAGCCTTCTTAACTTTTTCCTGTTTCATTACTGCTGACATGTTGTATCCTTTTTATAACTGTACATATATTATATACTCAAAACTGAAAAAAAGCAAGTAAAAAGGGCCCCTAAGGGCCCATTTTAGCCTTCCATTGCTTGGATAATATACTTTCCATATTTAGAATGGAAACGGTCAAAGTGTTGCAACTTACTTGCATCAAATGGCAAATTGTAATTAGTAAGAGCAACTTTCGCCGCCATAACAACAAGCTCAGTTGGGAAATTGTCCATCAAGAATTTAAAGAAGTTATCGGCCATACCGTCCCAATCTTTAACTTTCTTTTGATCTGCTGTTTGGAGTTCATAGCACAAACTAATACTCAGAGAGTACATAGCGGAAATTTCTTTGATTGAAATAGTATCAATCTTACCGCTTAGGATATCCTCTGGTTTAGGCATTTGTTTAGCAACTTTGCGGTGTGCCATAAATTTAACAGCGAGCCCCTCGCCAACTGCACCCGAAACGAGGTCAGTGAGCGTATTTTCAGGAAGGTCTTCATCGGCAAGGAGCTCTGACACAAATGACCAAGAGCGAGGAGTAGCAAAGCTACGGCTTGGACTCTTTGGATCAAAATCATACAGGTCTTGTTTTGCAAAACCGAGATATCCTACAACCTGTTCGTGAATCTTATTTTTAACAGCCCATTCTTGCCAGTCTTCGAAATTGTAAGTCAACTCAACGTGTACAAAACGATTGGCCAAAGGACTTGGCATACGATAGGTTACACCTTTATCAGTTTCTCGATTACCTGCGGCAACGATAGCAACACCGTCTGGCAGTTTATAAGTACCAACACGGCGATTTAGGATTAATTGATAAGCCGCGGCCTGTGTAGCAGGAGCCGCAGAATTCAATTCGTCTAAGAATAGGATTGCGGTACTATTTGGATCGCTTGGCAATTCTCCAGGAGGAGCCCAAGTCATAGTTCCCATATCGGAATTATAATACGGAATACCTTTAATATCAGTGGGTTCCCACAAGCTCAAACGAACGTCAATGACTTCGCGATTTTGTTCCTCACCAATTTGTTTAACGATATCGGACTTGCCAATACCCGGAGGGCCCCACATGAATACGGGGCGTTTAATTTTAATACATTTGCGTAAGGCAAGTTTAGCCTGATTTGGGCTTTGAGTACGATTGCCTGACATTTCACCTTTTGCCATTTTGACCTCGTTAAAGTTAATTAAAAACAGTATTGCTCACTGTTTTAATAGTATAACACCGTTAGAGTGTTTTGTCAATTAGGTCTTGTTGTTTTTTGGCATTAGAACGAGCTTTTGCTAATCCAAATTTAGCAATATCTCCAGAAAATAATACTAGTTGGACAGCTACTTTTTCAGAAAAGACGTATATCATTTGCTTGTCAATATAGTAAGGACAATCAATAAAATTATTTAAACGAAGTTCTAATTGAGCAGTCCACGCTGTCTCTTTTGGAACACGTATTGGATGGGCCTTAACATCCAAGTTTTCAGTTAATGTTTTAAATCCTGCTTCGGTTAATTTAAGTCCAGCGTTGCCCTTGCGTCTAGGGTTTTGCCAAAAAACTGGAATATATTTTCTAATGGTTTTATTGTCAACGCCTAACCCTAGTTGTTCTAAGAACTTTTTGGTTAGCTCGGTTTTATAATCCATTTATGACAGCTTTTCTCCGGTGGTAAGTTTATATACAGAGAAGTCCTTGCAATTGAATAATTTGTTTAATTTCTCAGCCAGATTAATTGCGTGGCCAGAATTTGAAAAACTTACCTTTTTATATTTTGGACCTACTTCGTGAGCCAACATACTAGAAGTTTTTAAATTAACAGGCTTATCCTTATAGAAAACTGCCCAAATGGCTTCTGCTTCTAAAACCTGATCAGTTTTATAATTCTTCTTGTTTGTTATTTCTAATAACACGTTTGGTTTAGGTCGACTCATATGCGTAACTCCAAATATACGCATATATTTATAATAAGTGCTACTAAAATGTACCGCCGTCCATACTCACTTGTATAACTTCTTCTACAGGCGGTTTAGTTAATTGTTCGTCTAATTTCCCTGCTAGACGTGTCATAACAAGTGCTAGGCTATCTGATATAGAAACTGCCTCTTTTATGTCTAAAACAACCGTTTTTTGACCAGATTTGTTAGCAATTCTTATCTTATCTAGAAGATTTTCTATAGGTAATGTATTAAGTTGTTTCATTATTGTTTACTCACTGAATTAAGTACGCTACGCATTTCTAATTCTGTTTTAAATGGACCTTGAAATGGATAACGTTCTAATGTAATTAGTTTAGGACAAAATGATTTAACCCATCCTTTTCTAAATTGAATTACATAGTATCCTGCACAATATTGACTTTTACTTTTTGTACTTTTTGCGTAAATTGGTAATCTTTGCCTTACATTGTACAATGGATTGAATGGTTTACTTGAACATGGAAAATCATATACTGAATATTCATCTTTTTTACTTACTTTTGTAGGACCCGGTGTATCTGAAAACGTAACACCAAATTGTTCTTCTACATCTTTAATAGTTCCTACATTGTATTTTTTACCTTGTCTTAATAATGAAAATCCTTTTTTGTCTTTATTAAGTGTACCTAATTTTGTGCCATGATCTTCTAGTAACCAAGATTTATTCGGAATTAATACTTTTGCGATTGTTTTCATATTTCCCCTTTACGGCTTTTTTGTAACATCGGCATGTTATTGTTTATACCTTGCATTTAATGGATCTGCATAGCTTTGTACCTGTTCAACAACCTTAACTAAATCGTAAGAGTTGGCAAACTTCATAAGCCTAATTCCTACTTGTGCAATGTTTTTTTCTTTGCCTAATTCTGCAGAAATAGTTTCATTAATTAGTATTCTAATTTCATCAGGCTGTGCTTTGAGATCACATAGTTTAACATTACGATAGTAATCGTCTAGTACTCGATGTTCGGCGCCATCGTGGTCGACCCATTTTTGGAGCATGAGATTGTTCCACGCATATCCTTTTCCTTTTCTGTCAGAAAACGCCTCTCTAAGTCCCACTTTGTTCTTAGTGCCTTTTTCTCTGACTCCGGGATAAGCAGAAAAGATGTTGTCTGACGTGTCTCCACGCATACATTTTTCGAATAAGAGCCATTCTGGGTTTGGAGCAGGCTTGGCAACTTTGGTTTTTTTGTCAATAACATGTTTTCCCTTTTCATCAAAATAACCTTCGTGTGTGATAGTAACACCACTAACACCATTGTACTGTTTCACGTTGGGTGCAATTAATTGTGCAAAGTCTCCATCTGTCGAAATGATAACATGATCATTATCTGGATGAGATTGTATAAAACCTGCTATTAAATCATCTGCTTCTAACTGCGGATGCTGTAAAACTGTGCAATTGGTACGTTCATGAATGAATTCTTTAAATTGATCAAATGTTTCCCAAAACACACGATCTTCTTCTGCTTCTTTTGGACTTTGTGCCGCTCGGGCATCACTCCGCTGACGTTTATATGGAGCATAATGATCCTTACGCCAGCTACGACCTTCTAATGCGAATACAACATGAGAACCGTTAAAATCTTTCCATGCTTTACGTACAGAATTAAGAATAACATGAAGGCTCATACCTACCTTCTCTTCTGCATCACCTCTGACTACGTGTCTTGCTCGAAAGAATGTATTTGCTGTGTCAACTAAAATATAAGTCATTAACTAATCTCTGTTTTACCATCATCACGTAGCGCACGATTAACGAATCCGCTACCCCTACGTTCCATATCGATACCCGATTCACCTCCGACGTTACGACAAAGTTCACTGAACCATTGATCAACAATGTCTTCGTCTGTTGCACCTTTGTATCCAGCACTTTTTAATTGTAGCACAAAATATTCATTCCAGTCAAGTTCGAAAAAACCATTTCTAATATTGTCTTGATTAACGTGCGTATCTAAAACAGCAACCCATGGCTCTTTCTTTTCTGTAGCAATTTCTTTAGGTGTAAGTGAATCTTTTTTAAGGTTTTCCTTTTCTAGTTTATCAAGTTTTTCTTGTTTAACGACTGCTTCTTCTTGCAGTTGTTTTAACGTTTCTTCTAACTTATCAACACCTAGAATTTTTTTAATAAAATTTTTCATTTTTTTCCTCTCAGATTCCACATTAGGAATTCATTTTTTTCTATCCAGTAGTGTTCAACAACTGGTTCCCCGGGTCCGGTAATCCAGCATTCGCCGTGATAAGCAAGTTTACCCCAAAGATCTTTATTTGTTAAAAAACATTTTTTTGGAAGCCAGCATAGTTTAAGTTTCCAATACTGTGCTCTGCTTAATCCCCAATTTTCAGATGGCGGTGATTGCGACACATTGTCTTCAAACTTGTCTTGTGACATTGCCTTTTTTCCGTAGTATCCTACTCCCATCATTAAGTTCCCCACTCATTTTTAAATAGTGGCACCTGTAGTCTATCGCTATATCTTAATCCGTGTTTCATTGCTAACAATGCTACATTTTTATTGTTCATTGTATATACACTTTCTACGCCCCCAACTGGCATCAAATATATGTTACCTTCGAAACCTTCTTTGCGATATGCCGCAATAGCACATTCTGCATCTGCAAAATCTTGCTCCGTAGCAATAACAAATTTCAAATAGACATGTCCATAATTTGCATAGTCACAAACTACTTCTGGTTTGATAGCATCATCCCAAGGCTCACCTGAACAAGGTAATTTGGCGCTTACACTAAATGTAACTTCTCTATCCCAAGACTCAGCAGTCCATTCTCCTAGATAATGTTTAAATTCAGGAGTTAGTTTTTGAGTACCATTTGTTTCAAATGTAATCTCTTTCAAGCCTTTCATCTTGTCGTGTTCTAGCAAGTCTGGATAAGCACGTTGCCAACCTAGTAATGGCTCACCGCCCGTAATAACTAGATGCTCGTCTAGCCATTCATTGTGTGGCAGAATCTCCACAATGCGGTCTGCTATAGCATCGCTAGTAAGCATTGGACTAAGTTCTTTAAACTCTGGCATCCAACTTGCATAACTATCACAACCTGTTGACACTAGTGGCAAGTCTTCATACTTTTGAAAAGGTGTAACCAAACTATGTGTAGCCGCAATGCCAGCGGCCTCCATGCTTAGTTCACCACGAGGCATACCAAAACCAGCACACTTAAAGTTACATCCAAATGTGCGTAGAAACACAGACGGGACACCCATGTAGCGTCCTTCGCCCTGTATGCTATAAAATAATTCGGCTACTTTAATTTTATTCATGCAGTTAATCCGTATGCTAACGATTGCATTTCTTTTTCAGTCATAAAGAAGTTGTATGTATTAGTATCTACAACTTCGCCGTTTTTCAAAGATTGTTGTTCTAAATTAACAGAAAATAAACCTTTAGGGCTTAGTACTTCGTGTTTTTTCAAAACTAATTGAAATCCTTCGTTTTCTTTGATAACCATTTCTTTATAAGTGTTCATAACTGACTCATGCATTTTCGTGTCCTTTCAAAGCATCTAAAATTACGGTACGTTCCCTATTATACACTTGTTTTCTTAGGAAGTCAACAAATTCTTCATGTGGCATTGTTTCAGCTTTATTTAGAATATTCTGGTAAGCGATAGTTTCCCTTGCCTGGGATCGTATTACGAACACCCCCGACCGGATCTTCGACATCACCTGTACGCCTCGGGATAAGATGTATATGAGGCCATTCGACAGTTTGTCCGCCAGCTGGGCCATAATTAAGCCCAATATTGAAACCGTCCCATTCTCCTTCTTTGACTTTTGCTCGTCCGTATCTAAATGCATCGTTAAATGCCTCGCTTAAAATATGTGTTGTATTATATTTAGGTACAAACAACAGATGCCCTGGTGTTACGGGGTATTTGTCGTTGTATACCACTACATGAAAATCTTCTTGTATAATATCTGTCCAAGGAGATTCTGAATCATCTTTATCTTCTGGACCTTCAAAAATTCTATCGTCCATAATTTTTTCTAGGTGGAATACTATCGGAAGTTGGTGTAAATCTGTGTAAAAAACTTTCGACAAAACAACTATATTCTGTATCATTATCTAATTTAATATAGTGTACCCATGTATGATTGTCGCTCTCTACAAATACAGTATCGATAACACGGAATCGAGTGCCATCTATACTTACCCAGAGACTTCCTGGTTTAGGTTGTGTGCTCATAAATGTTGCTCCATTTCTTTAGTTTTTCTATTTTAGCATATTTTGCGGTTTCTAAACAAGCCCCTGACACTACACCCATTTCTTTTAGGATATCGATCATTGCTAACATGTCGCCTAATTCTTCTTCAAGGTGCTCTCTGTTTGTTTTTGGTTTACCTGGCTTATAATTATCTAATCCAAATCGATGACACTTACTAATTGCCTGAATTACTTCGGCACATTCTTCTGAAAGAATGTTCATTACTTCTCGTTCTCGTTCATTCATTTTGTCCACCATTCTTCGTAAGGAAATTCAATCCAAACATCATTTTCAGCTTTGTTAACTTCCATTCCAACAAAATCCATTTTAACATTACACTTACTTGCTAGGTTATCGACTACTACGGCAAATTTAACATTATGGTTCCATATCTCATTTTCCCAACGATCATCACCAGGAAAACAAGTAGACTCCCAATCATTCATTAGCCAATTAAGTGTAGAACCAGTATCGTTGATGTCATCTACAATAAGAATCTTTTTCTTACCATCTCCGGATGCCATAGGATCATAATCTTCATATCCAAACGCATCTGAACTCATTCCGCAATTACTCACGGTATCACCACCGTCTCGTAAACTAATATCTAGACTGCACATGTTTATTTTAAAGTACTGACTGATCATAACAGCAGGCAAAAGACCTCCACGACCTATACCTACGATATAATCAGGACGCCATCTGCTGTTGGTAATATCTCTACAAATTTTATTAACGAGTCCTTTATACTCTCTATCTTTAATTATTAATTTGTTCACATCTATCTTTCAAAAATTTTTCTTGTTCTACCCATTTGGTAGTTTCAAGCGATCCTGTTAAAAATCCCCATTCACGCACCTGTGGACCAGGCATGAATAAAGTCCATGGAGTTATCCCTTCCACCAATTCGATACGGTGATAACTGCTCGGCCCACATATTCGAAAATGACCAGGACCGCGCCAAACACGATATTCGCCCCACTTTTGGCCCAGTGAATTAATTTTTGGAATCCATTCATAATATCCTCCTTTAAGGATTAAAGTAGCGTACGGCCAAGGATGATCATGAGGAACATCTGGGTCGCTTTTTAAAAATTTATGTAGAAAGATATTAAAAGGAAATTTTTGTCGATCCTTTAAAAAAATATAATATCTTTCCAAATATGGATCGTTACTTTCACGATCCATAATAATACGTTTACGTCCTAATTTATCTAAGATTTTCAGGATTTTGTCTTTGAATGTCATCTTGACTCCGGCAAAGTTCATATACCATTTTAAACTGATTCCAAGAATTTTGCAATCCTGGAAACTTTTCACACATCCGCCCTAATCTTATAGCATCAATATTGTAATCTAAATACCATTGATGCTGTTTATCTATATTTGATATTTTAATAGGATTTTGTATCTTTCTATGTTTAGCCACGTAGTGATTCCATGGTAAAAATCTTGGCAATTTCATGTCCAAGGTCTTGTTCATTAGTAACAACATATAATGTATTACTATGTCTGTCTTTGATTCTATCATAATTAGAAGTTTCTACAACAATTCCACCTCTTGCCCTGTGAATTGAAAAAGATAGTTTATTATTATTGTCTAAATCTGTACCTCTACCAATAGCAGTAATGTGATCCCTTGCTTCTTTAACAAGAATATCTTCTTCTTGTAACCAACGACGTATTTTTCTTTTAAACCAGCTCATTCTTCATCCTTAAAATCTACAACATTACCGTCAGCATCTGCACAGATAATTCGTACGGTTTCGCCATCTTCGTTTTTAATTTCGATAGGTCCCCAGATCCACCAGTGTGTATCACCTTGCATCCAACCTTCTTCTTCTAAATCGTAAGGACTGTTGTCATCGAGGAACTCGCGAATTCTTTCTTCCTCGTCATCATCCAATCCTTCAATCTCAACATCATACCAGCAACCACCATCATCCATGCTGACCAGTTCTACATCACCGATGTTGTTGACTGCACAGT